GCATCTAATCTAATGGTATTTGTGCCTGATCCTGAGTCGTATCCAGCACCTGCTTTTACTGTGTAATCACCTGAAGTTCTGAGAGTTTTTGCCATTTGCTATTATTTATGTGAAATCTGGGGGAGCATATAACTCCCCCAAATAAGCACGTGTTCTACCGATTGATTAGTGTGTTCTAATATCGATGTTACCTTTTCCAGNCACTTGACCTTCGTCCGCAGACTCAGAAGTTACTAGAGTGTAAGGTACAGTACCAGTGGTTACTCCATCTGTTTCTACGTAGTGAATTGTATTGTTATAGAATTTTTCTACGTAAGCCACAGTTGAGTCATCCAAAATAACTTTAACGTTGAACGTTGAGTTGTCAGTCAAAGTTGCTTTAGCCACCAGTTTGTATATTACTTCAGAAGAATCATTCAAGTGTATTTTAAAACTTCTTGAACTTCTCTGTGCCACGATGTATGAACCTGTACCAGTTATGTTCGAGTTACCTGTTCTGTAAGTTGTTACAGCCAAAGTTGCAGTTGAACCTGGGTTAAAGTCCGATAACATTCGTGATTTTTTTATTGGTCGTCCCATTTGTTTTCTCCTTTTTAGGAGTCCAATCCAAGTTCTACTTGGTACGCGGTGGTTATCCGCATAAGTCTCAACATTGGTGTTGAGCTCTTTTGAACTGTAATTATTTATCGTTGGATTGGTAAAATTAAAATGAGTTTATAAAGGGCGATGCTCACGTTCAACACCGCCCTGAGTCAAGTGACTACTGTTTCTTGTAGATTGAGTATAGGACATACATTGCTACAAGTCCTACTAATCCGTCTGCAGAAAAAGTTTTCACAATCGCCGACACGTTACCGATCACGTTCATGTTTCCTAGGAAAGGTATTGCCTGTCCTTTGAAAAGAATTTCCATAACGATCGCCAGGGCGATCAAGCCTACGCCAACCTCTGTGAGAGCTTTAGCACCAGTTTTGATTTTATTAAAGATTTCCATGTTTGGATCTCCTTTACGTTTTTTGTGACTTCATAAGTGAAATCACAGAATTATTTAGAAGATAAAAATGCGAGTAAAAATACCTTATTTGGTTTGCGGTTAGTATGACGGTGAAAAAAATTAATTATCTACTTACAAAACTCTTCGTAAATTAGATAATCAAAATTATTATAACTTCGATGCCATGTCTTAAACTCGTCTGAGAGATCAGAGTAAGAAACAATTTTTTGATAATCTTTTTTAGATTGATTTGAATTTAATCTGGGTTCCACATCCACATTTAACATTTTGGCAATGTCAGTCCATGAGTCTTCAAAACGATCTGAGTCATAAACAGTAATATCTTTTTCTCTTAGAACCTTACGCACAGTTTCATATCTGGCTTCCATAGAAACAGAATCGTGCCGGCCAATGTATCTGCCATACAACCACAACACAATAAAGTTGCCTGACATCTGAGCAAGGTGTGTGGCAAAATCTTTTGACAATTCATGTCCAAATTTACAATCATAATTGTAGTGAGACACATCTCGGTGCAGTGGTTCTCTCAACCAAAGGAAATGCCGGCCAGGTTGAGTGATGTTGGTATAATGCCCCATCACAATGGTGGCTGAACCTGTGCTGTTAGAGTTTTGGTATGTGCGTAAAAACGCATCTTTGATAGGTTTATCTGGGTCAAAACCTGGATCTTCTGATACTCGATAAAACCTCACGCCATCATACAGCGGATACACTACCAGCGTGGAACCAGACGGTAACTGACCTACTGATTCTCGATGTGCCAGTCTCAGTTGTAGAGATGATCCTGCTGTCTTTGGTATGTGGTGGAAACAGTATTCCATATCCATATATTATAGCATACTGATCAAGAAGTCAAAAAAAAAGGGCGACATTTCTGCCGCCCTCTTTGAAATTGAAATAAGCCTTGGCTTACTTGAATTTTAAGTTAGTTGAGTTGATTCCTACTAAACCAACGTAGTCTGCCGCGTTACCAAGTGAAGACGCAGTGTTTGTTAACTCTACGTATCCGTATCTTGTTAAGAAGCCAACTACTGGTTCGAAAGTAGCAGGATCAAGAACAACACCACTTGACATTAATGGAATGTAAGGGCAGTAGAACGCCGGAGCGTCTGCTTCACTAGCACCTTTGTATCCTACTAATACTGAAGTGTTGTCAGAAGCGTATGCATCAACGTATACTCTCATCGCCGCATTTAAAGTACCAACGAATTTTGTATTTGTTGGAGACTCAAATGTACCTTCAGTTGATCTTGCGAACGCTGAAGTTGTAGCAGATTGAAGAATAGTTAAAGCAGTTGGAGATACTACAGCGTAGTTACCAGCGCCTCTTCTTGTTCTTGTTGCGATTTGGTTAGCAACTCTGTTGATTAATACTGCTAATGCCGCGTGTTCATCACCCACGAAAGTTGCAGTACCTGACACAGCAGATTGGTCAAAAGACTCAGAAGCAGATCCTGCTAATGTTCTTAATGATCCAATGATCTCTTGGTCGATCTCAGCAGTAATTTCTTGGGCTAATGCCGCCATAATTTCTGCTTCTACATCGATACCTTGTTGTGCTTGTGCATCTTGAGCGGCTTCAAAAGTCCATCTTGCAGATAGTTTTCTTGATTTCGCTTCAACAGGTTGTTTCAAGATTTGGATTGATAATCTTTTACCAGCAGTTCCTTCTAAAGATGCAGTTGATGCCGCTTTAGGAGTTGTGTTGTTCTGGTTACCAGAGTATGCTTTCGCAATCTTGAATGGAGATAATGCTTCTTCACCAGCAGTTGTGTTACCGCTTACTGTGTCAGCATATCTGATTCTTAATGTGTGGATTTGACCTACAGGACCAGACATTGGTTGTACACCTACGATCTCGTTCGCGATCACAGTTGGCATAACCCGTCTAATTACTGGAAGTATCACACGGTTTAACGTAGCAACGTTACCTGCAGATGTAGCACCTGCTGTGGCTTGTTCAGACAAATATCTTTTTGTGTTTTCTAACACAACGTCCATTGTCTTTTTCTTGTTGCCTTGTAAACCTTCGGTTAGAGCGGCTTTTGTTTCGCCCCATTTTGATTCAAATATTTCACTCATTTGTCTCGTTCCTTCTAGTTTATATTATATACCCGCTAATTTACGGATACTGTTTAAGTCAGCATCGTCCCTAGTCTGTCTAACATCCTGTTTGTCGCCTGAAGACTCAGAAATAATTTTCTTTGCCTGTGCAACTGGTTTGTCATCCATAACTGCTGGAAGATACTTGTCATAAGCAGATTTAAGTTTCGCTGTTTGAACTGATTCTAACAGTTGACTCATTACTTCTGCTTTGTCTTTGCTTAGAGGTCTAAGCAACTCACCCATCGTTTCCTTACGTTCCATCAAATCCTTGGCTCTAGCAATCTCTTGCTCCTTAGATTCAATCACCGCTTTTTTCTCTTCGATGGTTTTCTCTGCGTCTTTTAGTTTCAGTGTAGTTTCATCCACAACTTTTAACAGTTTAGATGTTTCAGACTTCTCATTTAAGTAAGATGCCTGGTACTCTGAAGCAAACGCTTCGAATATTTTCTTACCAAAGTTAATCTCTCTAGCAGATGAGATGTCTTCTTTCAATTGAGCAATTTCTTGTCCCAATTTTTTAGAAACAGCATCTTCTACCACTTTAGCAGATCTCTTAATGAAAGTTTCTTTTAACTTAGCCAATTGTGCTTTGGCTTCTTTCACTAATTTTACTTTGGTTTCAATCACGCCTTTTTTGTCTTCGTTGAACTCTTTGATTTCTTTAGCAAGTGCGTTTACAACGAACTCCTCTAATTTTGCAAAGTTTTCATGAACACCTTTTCTATCAGCGTGTAATTCTTTTAACTCATTAGTCAGTTTGCTTAATACAAACTCTTCTAATTTGCCTGAATGTTTGCCTACGTTTTCTTTGTAAGCAATTTTTTCTTGTGCAAGTGCTTTTCTGTCCTCAACAAATTTGCTGATTTCCTCAGACAACTTCTCAGTCATCATTTTGTCAATCGCTTCGACCATGTTACCTTTGTCATGCTCGTATCTTTTAGCAAACTCTTCTCTGAGTTCAGCAGTTACTTGATCTCTGTTCTCTTTAACTTTTGAGTTCCATGCTTCTTCGATTGAAACTTTAGTTTCTTCTCCAATAACACCTGACTCAACCAGTTTTGATATTGCGTCGATCATTATTTTAGTCCTTTTATTACGTTGGTTATAGCATCTTTAAGATACTGTTGTGCTCGTTTGTCATTTCTAACTTCTGCGGCCATGCCCATTGCTTTCATTCCACCTCTTGTGTTCATCAAGTGTTCGTAGATTGGCGTTGGGTAAGCACCTGGCGCTGAAGGTTGGGCCACAACATCCACAGTGATGATCTCAAAGTCTGAAACTTCGCCGCCGCCGTACTCAGAAATGTTGCCACTTCCTCGTGAGCTCACGCCTAATTTCACACCTGATTCCAACATTGTTCGGACAAGTTGACCCATTGGTGTTGGTAGGATTTTCATCTTACCATATCCGTTTGGACCGTCCATCCACATTTCAGTAATCATGTGCGACACTCGGTCCAAATTAATTTTTAAATCGTCTGGATGATCCACTTCACCTAGCACAGAATAACCTGACGAGATCTGGTCATTAAGTGTTTTCACTGCTTTTTGTATTTCATTAACAGGATACACTCTCTGATTGGCATTTTTAATGCCGCCCTGAATACAGATACCTTTCATGTACAAATCCTTGCCGTCTTTGCCTTCGTGCAAAACCTGTACTCTGGCCTGATCGTAGGTTAAATGTTCTCTAAGATATAGTGATGACATCTGACTCTCCTATAAAATCTTCAGTTACGCTTTCGCTACTGGAGATTTTGCTGATTTGTCTGAACCGTCGGCAGTATTAGCCTTTACTTCTTTTTTGAAAGAAGTTGACTTGTCTTTACCGCCTGTGTTCTCAAAATCACCTGCCATTTTTTGTGCAGTTGGAGCAGGTCTGCCTTTTTCTTCACCGCCTTTTGCGATGTTAGCAGTTGTTCCACCCATATCATTTTTGTTGGCTACTGGTGATTTTTTGTTATCTGCATGGTCTTTGTTATCAGCCGACTGTTGGATTTTGTATTCATCCATTTTTTCTTTTTTCTTGTCGTCATGTTTTGCTTCCATTGATAACTCAGCATTAGGATCAGCAACTGGTGCAACAGATTCTTCTTCT